TTGCCGCCGAACGACTCGACAACCCGGTCCACCCGCTTGTTCAGCTCCACGACGCCGGTCTTGTTTTCCGTGATCTGCTCCAGCATGCGGGACTGCTGAAATTGAAGCGGCTGGATCTGGCCTATCTGGGTATTCATGCCGTCCATTGTGGATTGATAGGATTTCTGCCGGTCCTTCCTGTCGTCTGCCTCGACATCGAAGCGCTTGGACATCTCGATTTGCTTGTCGCGAAGATCGCCAACATCTCGATTCAGGCTGATCCAGACGCCGCCGAGGATGAAGGCATTCACCAGCGCCCCGGCTATGATGGCGCTGAAATGAACCGGGTTGATCTTTGGCTTCTCGATTTCGATCTGCATAACGTTGTCCTCTGCCGCCATTCTATAGAGCCTTGCTGTCCGTTCGTATTAACGTTTGAAGAACGTTAGACCGCCATACTATCGGCAGGCCTTTCGCGATCCAGTGAATTGCGAATTGGCTAGGCCGGCCGTTCTGCTAGTAACAGGACGGTCGGCCGCTTGATTTTGGTGGGTGGGTACCCCCCGAGGGTGATTGGGGTGGGTGGTACTAGCGCGCCGCGCCGGGGAGGTATCCGGGGAGCAAGCACGCCTGATCGTACCCTGCCGAATATGGCGTAGCTCCCGGCGTGGAAGTGTTATGATGCAGATAGACTTGGATCTGGTTGCAATCCAATGGCACGAACAGACCTGAGATAACCCACCAGACCCAACCATTTTGACGCGTGGTATACCCGCGAGATGATGCAGTAACCGTTAAGCCGCCTGTCGGCGACCCGACTTTCAGTGCTATGCGAGCAGTTGTAGACGGGGCTGAGGAATTTACGTATCGAAGGACAGCCAAGGTCACTCGGCTGCCTCTCAGAGGAATATACAGAGCGCTCGACAGAGCTTGCGTAATGTACGCAGCAACGGTCGTGTCTGTGACGTTCACACTATAGCCCTGCCGGGTATCGGCGACAGGGTAGGTTCCACCAGTATCCTTAGAAACTGTTGTCGTGCCCGATCCGCTATCTGACCAGCCTGTCGGAAGTCCTGGCGTTGACGGATAGGCGCGGAAATCTCCATTTACGAGGAGGTTTGCATTCGTCGGTACTGGCATTGAAAGCAACGATGGCCTTGCGGGCGCAAGAATGCTGGCGGCTTGCAGATAATGCTGCCAGATGATCGTTTCCCAGAACGTCTGCCCCAACTGGCTGGGGTGCACATTATCCGTTCCGCCAACATCATAGAAGGCAGGGTTGGTTTTTCCGCCTGCTGCAATCCATGCCGAATGAACGTCAATGATCGCAACGTCACGCATCTGTGCGCAGCGCTTGATCTGCTCTACGACCGTCGTTAGCTGAGTGTCAGTTTGACGCGGGTTTTGGCAGATCCACGATATCGGCACGCCAGGTCTATAGAGCTTAAATTGCTCGATAAACGATACGATCTCGCCACGAACGCAACTGTCGTCAATGACACCAACAAGATTATGGCCGTGGTTCACGATCAGACAGTCAAGCGGGATAGCCACCATGCTGGCAAACCACGATGAGCCCATGAAATATTGGGGAGTAGTGCTCGCGACACCTGCCACCCAAATATGCAGGGTCGGGTTCGAGCCGGTTGCAGCCTGTATAACGATCGTTGTCGCGCTATAGCTGGTGCTCGACGTCCCTGTGGGCTCTTCCCACTGATGACAAATGACTCCGATACCTGCATTTGCCGCGGCGAACTGATCGGCAAATAGATACGGCCACTCGCGCTTGCTGGCAACGCCGTCACCATGCTCGTTACCAGTAGAATCAGAGCAGATGCCAAGATGGGCATCCTGACCACGAGCCAACGCCACCTTGATCGGCGAGAAGGCGTTCATCGAAATAGAGTTGTACGCACCTATCTGAACCGCCGAAGCGGCTACCTCAGCATCGGTCGGCGCTCGGTTGCCAGTGCCGTCAAGATCGATATAGCCATTAGTCATTGGGGTTCTCCACTACGAGAGCTTTTGAGGTGACGCGAAGAATTTGGCCGCCGACGCGAAAGGCGAGACCGCCGAAGGAGCGCCATGGCACCCCACCGCCCGCACCTAGGGTGAGGCTTAAACCTATGCCAATGCCGATCATGTGCGGTCTCCTATTGACTTACGAAACTTCAAATATCCCGCTACCGATCGCTGACAGGTGCCATATCCGGCCCATAGAGCGAGGAGGTATGCGGCCTGTTGCTTGTCCTGCACGGTGTCAGGGTTTGGAGCTGGCGGGCGCGGTGGGCAGACCAGTTGATGCTCCGGGTCGTCTTGGCTCCGGTACTCGATCGATGGCTTTGGCGCCGGAATGGTTTTCACTGTTCCACACGCCGCGGAGAACCCGCTGCATAGGATCGCTATCGCGGCACTTCGTACCATCGGCGGCATATTCGATATCCTTTTGGATCTGGGCGCTTTCGACGGCGGCTGACTGCTCGACTTCGGCCTGTTCACGCTGGGCAACTATGAGCCGGTTCTTTTCTGACATCATGCGGTTGCTGTTGGCGACGGAGGTTTTGAGATCGGCTTGGGTCAGGGATAGCTCTTGCGCGATCGCGGCTTTCTCTGCTTTGAGCTGGCCGTTGTTTGCCGAGAGGATTTTGACGGTTACGACAAGGCCGATGATGATGATGCCGAGGGCGATCAGGGCGTAGTTGGTGAGGGTGTTCATTGCGCGCCTTCAACGCAGAGAGCACGTTCGGCCGTGCGGCGCTTCGTCAGGCCGGGAAGACGGATACCTGCAGCCTTGTCCCACTTGGGAAATTCATCGCATGCACCCCGGAGATCGCCGGCATTGATCTTCTTCGCCATCGTGGATTTGCAGAACGCGCCGGTTCCAATATTGTATGTAAATGACAGGAACGCCTCATAAGGCTTGTCTGGAATACGATCCGGGTTGACCAGGCACGCGCGCATGCCGGTCTCAAACTCCCGCAGGCTGTCGCCAAGCATGTCCTTGCACTGCTGGACGGTGTATCCATCGCCCATCTTGACGCCGCGCGTCTCACCGAAGCAAACCGTTGGGATTCCGATCGGGTCACGATAGGCGACCGTGCGCAGCCCCTCAAACGTGCTGACGAGAGCAATTGCAGCAGCAGCGACGGCGCTACCCTTCTTGAGGCGGCTTGCCATTCAAATCTCCTGAGACTTTGGTTTGAACGAAGATGCGGGCGATGATCGCCGCGACGGTCAGGAGGCCGGTGACTGCCGACATTCCGAGTTGGATATAGATGTTTCGGGATACCCACGTGGCGGCGACGAAGGTGTAAATCGGCTCTGCGAGGATGAAGAGCAGAGCAAGGGCCATGAGCCGAACACTCCAAGCGCGCTTCAGAATCGCGCGCCAGTTGGCGACGATCATGTGTTTCTCCGATGTTTGGAATGGTTAGACGAGGTTGAGGGAAACCACTTTGTTGGTGCCTATGCCGCCGTCCGATAGACCGCCGGTCATGTTGCCCGTAAGATCGTTGCCAGTGATTATGTATTTGTCGCTTACGCCGCTATCGATGCAAACGCCGTATCTCTGGAAATTTCCGATTAGGCTCACAGTGTCGCCTATGGTGTTGTTGCGGACCTTGAACCGCATAGCATTGCCGTTGATATGGACGCCGTCATAGGTGTTCGGAGCGAGCAGGCCGTTGTCACCTATTATGTTTCCATCGATTGCTACGACCAGGGGGCCTGCCGACACGTTAATTCCATGCTTCCCGTTGGCCTGGATACGAGTTGCAGCAACGATCGATATTTCGCCGCGGTGAGTGGGCTGGATATCAATTCCATTTCCAAATGTTGCCGAGCAGAAATAGCCGGAAGTGGCATAGAAGCCCTCCCCAGCGGCAAGAACGGCGCCATGATCAAGAGGATGGTCAATCTCGAAATCGTAATTCCAGAACCATTGCGGGTATGAAGTCCCGGTGTTTGCCGAGTCGATCATCTTGTAGCCGTTGTAACCACGAACGACCGCGCCACCCTTGACGTTGAGGCTATAGGCGTAACTGTCTTGGACAATCCAGACCGTATTTCCGCCGCAGAAGCGCCATTTGACAGTTCCGTCATTCACATCGGTCGTGAAACAGCTATCGCCGCCGGTTCCGGGGATGGTCGAGAAGCTTGGTGAACTGGCGCCAGTCGTCCCACCTGTGTCAGCCTGCCAGATGTTCCCGCCGGCGGCGATAGTTGCGCCTTGTGGAAATGCCGTGCTCGCGAGCCAACTACGCCCCTTAGAGAAGTCCTTGACGCGATTATAGGGGTTGTCTGCGCGGATGTTATCCACCGTGAGGCGATAGCATCTCTGCGCGTCTGTGCCGACGTAGTGGAGCCCGATATCGCCAAGCAGATAGCGGAACGTCAGGTTGTTCGTCCAGCATTCCTCTTTGCCGGATATTTTCGCGCCCCGGAAAGTGTAATCGACACGAACCTTGTCAAAGTAGCAGCCAAAGCAGCCGCCATCGATGACGGCGCCATAGCCAGACGTGTGTTTCACCTCGGATCTGATGTATATCCGCTCAAGGCCGCAATATTGGCCGTTGACGATAGAAATAACATTTCCGCTGGTCATGAAGTTGAGAAAGACAGTCCCGCCAACGAATGGCCCAGAGCCCATCAGGACGACGTTATTACCGCCAAAAGTCAGGGGATTGTAGATCCGATACACGCCAGACGGAAGGATAACGACGCCGCCACCCCGCGCCGACGCTGCGTTTATTGCAGCCTGGATATAACCATCCGCGGCAACAAGGCCTTGGCCCATCGTCTCCGGGCCTTCATCGAGGACATTGACGAACCTCGTCAAGGCGCTCTGGAGCGTCTTCTGGACTGCGCCTGTGTCTGGCGTCTTGTATCCTATGAGAGTGGCGCCGGTAGCGCCGGCAAGGGCGGAACTCGCCAGGAACGGCCGAGCCCACGTTATCGGGTCCGTTCCGATGGCAACCGGGTTGTCGCGTGCCATGGCGTAGATGGTAGAGGATCCGGTTTCACCGTCCGTCACATAGACGAGCGTTCCCTTGGCAATATCCTTGGATTTCCTGAAGCCTTTCGCGCGCTGCCATTGGCCGATATCAACGTCATAGATACCGTTTTCGTAAGCCGCGGTCTGATCCTTCACCAGAACCAGATCGCCGGCGATAACTGCAACCCCGTCAACCTCCTGCTCGCCATAGAGAGCAATATTTTCCGTGGTCGCAGCTCTGCATGAAGTCTTGATGGCGGTGATCGATGTCATCAGTTTCCCTCAGCAGTCCGAACCGGCAGGATTTCGTATTTCCCTTCGTTATCCGTCAACCATTGACGAATAGCCTGATTGACTGGGCTTGGATCGTCTGGAATTGAGCAGTATTCGCAGACGTATCTCGATCCCTTCCAATCGGTGAGATCAACGACAAGAATCATTGTCCCTGGCGCGTCTGGCGCGCTTGTCGCTCTGACAGAAATTATTTCATGGAGAACAGAATTACTCATCATGCCGTCCTTTCCGCCAAGCAGGCAGACGCATTGTCATTGCCTCTGCCGCGATAAGTTCCGGCAAGCTGCGCACCAGACGCAGACCCAACATATTGGGTGTTGTTCCCTGAGTTTATCCAGACGGAAAGGCCTGCGTTTCGGTTTGGAGTAACCGAATTCACCATGATCGTATGACCAATCGGAAGTATTGTGTCGCCGGCGCCGGTCCCGGTGTAAACGGTCGCTTTGGTCGCATTGAGAGAGTTAAGAGCGATGTCGAGAGTTGCGCCATAGGCCGAGAGCATGCCGGCGGTGAAATTTATATTGCCGTCACTCTGGTAAAGCGATCCTGATGCCGTGCCGCCGATGTACAGGCCATCGCCATTGACGACGACGCGGATAGCGCCGCCAAATTGGTAATATGTATTGTCCCACTGGACGTACCGGGTCGTGCCGCCGCCGAAGAAATACGCGCCACTTCCGTCGCCTCGATCGGCATTGAAATCTTGGCCGTAGATCGCGCCGAGGGAATCCCTGGCGACGAGGGTGTTGGCTGTTTTTGCGGTTGAGGGCTTCGTTGTCGTGAAAAATGCCGTTCCGGTGCAAACGACGACAACCGATGTACCATTCGGTACAGCAAAGGTTGACGCACCGTTGATGGTTTCCGCGCCGTTCGGGTCGATCGTGACAACGCCGCCGGTCGCGAAAATCTCCGCGTGCCAGCTCAATCCAAGCGTTGCGGCTGCCGTGAGAGAAAGAGTTGCGGCTACGGAAAATCGAATAAGTCCGTTATTGTCGTCGGCAAGCGCCGTATAGGCGCCGGCCTTCGTGGTATAGACAGAAATCGCCTCTTTGCCATCGATGCCGAACGCTGACTTTATTCCGGCCAGAGACGTTTGCCCCGTGCCGCCTGCGACGATTGGCCTGGCGGTATTGGCGTCGGTGACAAGGTCATCTATCGTTGAGTTGTATTTTGCGCTCTCGATAGCGGTGTTTGTTACCGCTGTCGTGCCTGCAGGCTTCGAATATACGCCGCTTCCGTTCCGGGGCATTTACGATTCCTCTTCCATTATAAGGCATCCAGCGCTACGACTTGCAGCGCCATTGGAGGGGATGATGAGAAAAATTATGTTACTGTCGGTTGCTGTATTGGCATCCTGCACGACCGATAGGCCTGCTGATCAGCAGCAGGTTCAAAAGCTTGGTGAGCAGTGCATGGTTTATGGGTTCAAGCCTGGAACGGACGCGTTCAACGCCTGTATTTTTCAACTCGATCAGAGTAGAATTGCCGAGAACCGCCGGAAGCGGATGGTTATTGCTGGGGCCTTCAGTGACATGGGCGATGAGATGCAGGCGAACGCCCGCAATCAGCAATTGGTCAATGCTATGAATAAACCGGTAAACTGCACTTCAACCCGCTACGGCGGAACCGTAAGGACAAATTGCAATTGAAACAGATCGACCACGACCCCGCAGAGAACAAAAACCTTCCTGGGCAGATGGAACGCCAGTGGGCGCGCCATAAATACGGCCGAGACGCAACGCCGGCGGATCTTTTTTATTACGTGCTGCCATTTGCAGCGATAGCCGTAGCGATGTTCCTTTGGCGCGGTTACTGACCGGCCATCAATCGAGATGGTGCAGTTGCTGTGCCGCCTATAAGCGCCTTTATAAGTGCTTCCTGCGTTCTCGTAAGCTGAGTGCCTTTCGCAACCGCCCTCGATAGGTCAGCGGCTGCCTGTGTCGGGTCGCCCTGCAGCAACATGCGGGCGATCATGTCGCGAGTCTGGGAATTGCGCCCCTGAACTGCGTTGATGCCCTTCTGCAGACCGTGAAGCGCAGCGCCCTTGATGCCACCGGTCGCAAAGGCTGAGATCATCGTCGGGTCGAACCCTTGGATATCAGCCATATCGGCCGCGTTATCCGCCGTCCTCGATCCGCCAAGCGCTGCATTCGCAGTTTCAAACATGCGCTGTTCGCGAGCAATTCGGTCGCCAAGAATGTCACCGCGGCCAGGTGCTGCGAAGGCAGGGAATTCCTGCCCGGTCTTTTCAGTGATCAGCATGCGCGCTTTGTTGGTTGAGGGAGACGCCGAAGCGCTTTCCACCCGAGCAATATACGGATCCGCATATCCCTGCCGGAAAGCCTGCTGCTGATCGGCAGGCATTCCCTGAAACTGGTCAATGTTATCTGCGGCGCGAGAACGGGCAGATGTTGCAGCCGCACCTTGATCGACCGCGTTGATTGCTTGGCTTTGCTGGCGGAACTGATCACGTGCAGCGGAATACGGTTGCGAGGCTGACGCGAGAGAGTCATCAAGCGCATTGCGGATCGGGATAAGCTGCCGCTGTACGGCTGGTTTTGCGCCTTGGATCATCCCGTCCAGTTCGTTCTTCGCGCGGAAAGCGGCGTTGAAATCGGACAAGACAGAATTCCCGTCTGTCAGATAGGATCGAGCCTTACGCACGGCACTTTCAATGCTGTCATCGGCGATATTGCTTCCAGGGTTCATAACCCCGCTTGCTCCTGGCGTCAGAAAGTTATCTGCAGCCTGGATCGCTGCGCTAGGATCTACTGTGCCTGCCCCTTGACGCGCGGCTTCATAATTAACATCAGCAGCGGCATCCCGCGCCGTGGTCATGGCCGTGCGGGCCTGATTGGCCGTCGTCGGCGCGTCGAAGCCCTCGGAAAGAGCATTGACGAGACGTTCACCTTGGCCGGCCTGCCTGTTCTGGAGAGTTTCAGCGATCGTCTGACGCATATCGCCTGGAGAACGGGCGACACCAGTCAACATCCTCTGTCCAGAGTTTCCAAGAGCATCCGCGACCGTATACTGTGGCTGCCCCTGCGCGACTGCATTGCCAAGATCGTTTGCGACATCCGCCGGCGCCTGACCTGAACGAGAGAGTGCGGAGGCGATTGCGGATTGTGCGCGGCCCTCGTTGCCAACGCCAACAAGACCGCCGATCGTGCGCAGCGCTGCACCGCCGGCGTCCATAACGGGTCGAGCAAGACCGCCAGCCACGCCGCCTATAAGCGCACCGGTGCCAATGTCTTGATCATGCCCATAGGCCGACAAGCCGCCCTGCGTCAGGCCTGCGGCAGCATCAGCCGCCATCCTGCCTCCATAGGAAGACTGCAGCGCATGGGTAACACCAGGAGCAACGCGGCCAAGAACATTCCCGGCTGCAGAGCCTGTCGCTACACCGCCATAGATAGAACCAGCGATCGATGAGGCCGTATTGGCAACGGGATGTTCTGTAGCGTATTCCTTGCGGGAATTCTGGTACTGATCACGAAGAGTGCCATACTCCTCACCAAACGATTTATCGGTAAACGGCGCACGCACCGCGGCGTTCATAGCCGATGCCGCTTTGCCCGGAAGCCCAAACAGCATTTCATCGACAAAGACGTTGCCAGCGTCCATATGCTGATTGCCGGTGTCTGGCTTGGCAGGCGTGCCAATATGCTGCTGCAGCGCCTGCAATGCACCTTCCGGCGTATCACCGGTGACATTGTAGCTCTTGCCGTCTGGACCGGTGATGTGGAATGTCGGCATTTATTGCGCCTCTTCGATGGTATAACCGCCAACCTTGATCTTTTTCGGCGTTGGTGCCGGAGGCGTATAGGTCGCCCCAGCATCGCGGATCATCGAACTAACGGCCCGTTCGCGGTTGGCGCGTTTCTGGTCGATGACATCCTTTGAATCTCCCGGCTGGGGGAAATACTGCTTATTGGCGTTGTCGAATTCTTCCGGGCTGATCACGGCGCCAGACTCCCGGCGAAGCTGAGAGTTTATGAAGTTTCGGCGCGCCTGGTCGAAAAGCTGGTAATCCGGGTTTGTTCTGCCGACGATGCCATTGCCGAGGAACCCCGGAATGAACGGGCTCTGTGTCAGAAACTGATCTGTCGCATTCAGCCCCTGCGCCTCATGCTCGTTAAGTTGGCCGGCTGCATCCGTCATGCGATCTGCATAACCCGCCGCTGACTTTTCGGCCTCGTTCGGGGCTTTCGGAGGTGTCAACTGAATGGGACCGTTCTGCATCGGGGCTTGAACAGCAGGCGGAGCTTGGGCAGGCCCTGGCGCTGATTGACCTGCAAACAAGTCAATACCCTGATTTTGGGGAGATGTAGGAGCGGGTTCCGGGAACAGGTTCATGCCCTGTTGAGGTGCTGGCTGGCCTCCGCTTTGCCCGAATATGCTCTGCGGGGTGAGGAACATCATTTCACCGTTCGGGCCGGTGATGGTCTTGCCAGCGGCGATCTGCTGCGCCTGCTCCGCGGTAATCTGGCCGCTGTCGATCAGGCCGTTAAGGGCTTGAGCATCGACGGCATTTCCATTGAAGCGGAACCCGCCATTGCCGCTGCCATTCGTCCCGGCCTTCGGGGTGATGTCTGTCACCTGTCCGTCGCGGCCGACGCGAACAAGCTGATTGCCGACAACCTTCACATCACCGGGCCCGTGCTGAAGCTGATCAAGCTCCGCCTGTGTCTTCTGCAGATCCACCTTATAGGCCGGGTCATTCTGCTTCTGCTGGGCTTCATAGGTCTGACGGTCGCGCCACTGCTGATCCTGTTGGGCAGGCGTCAGAGTGTTGTCGATATCAGATTGCGTCTTCCTGAGCCCGAGCTGATAGGCAGGATCTGCCTGCCGCTGGTCCTGTTCGAACTTCTGGCGCTGGATCCACGTCTGCTGTTCCTGCTGCTGCTGCGCTGCCTGCTGCTGCTGCTGGATCAGAAGTTGAACGGCCGACTTCTGGCCTTCGTTCAGGAACGGGTTCTGCAATGCCTGAAGCAGACGAGGATCTACGCCGCCAAACACGCCACCTTGCGGCGCAGCCTGTGCAACCTGCTGTGGAGGCTGCGGAGCGGCTTGAACAGGCGGCGGGGCCTGAACTGTCGATGGTGCTGGCAAAGCTGGAGCTGGGCTCTGCATCGGCGCACGCGCGGCAGTCGTTACTTTCGGATCAATATATCCAGCCTGTGGAAGAGGTGATTGCTGCTGGATTGCCTGCTCTGCCGGCATGCCTGCGCCTGGGTCGAGGCTGGCGACTTCCTGGCCTGCGCTCTGCCCCTGAAACTTCGGAAGGAAGGAGTTGGCATAACCGAGACGGCGCGCCGCTTCTCCACCTGGCTTGTCATAGCCGCGGAAGGCCCACGCACGGTTCATCAGGCCCTGCGCTTCATCTACGCTCTTGGCGCTGTTGAGCTTGGCGACAAGGGCCGGATCTTCCTGAAGGAAAAACTTCCCTTGTCCTGCCGGGGAGAGATCTCCTGTCGCAGCCAACGCGTCGTATCGAGGCCCACGCCAGGACATGATGCCGCCGGCGGTGCCAGCCTTCCCGCTTTCACTCGGGTCGCTCCAAGTGCGACTTGCGTTCTTCGGGTCAAACCCGCTTTCCGCGCGGCCGGTCGCCGCTACTGCTGCAAGCCCGAACGGGTTGGTAATGCCGCCCTTCACCGTGTCAATGAAGCCATTATAGACATCGTTGCCGCTGAGATCGACGGGCGGAATCGTGCCGCTTGGCGAAGCAGTTGGCATAGCCGAGCCCGAGGCCCCTGACGTCGAAGGCGAGCCGCCGATAATGCTGTTGAACAGGGAATTTGCGGCGCTCGTTCCGGCTTCTTCCGCTTTGCTGGCGCGGCGATCGAGGACGTTTGCAACGATCCCATCACCCAATGCGTTCAAACCTTCGCCAACATTCCTCGGGGCATTCGATGCGCCCATGAGAGCCCGCACAAGGTCACGCTTCTGCTTGATCGATGCCGGAGTTTCGTTGGTGCTGCCACCGAACAGGAAGGACGGAACCGCCATTTATTCAGCTCCTGCCGAAAAGAGTTTGCCGTAATCAACCTGGCGCATGCCATCGGAACGACGCGAGACGGCATCAGGCCTCTTTTTCTCGACTTCCTGCGCCATGACGCCGACGTGATGCTTGCCGTCGCCCTTTCCCTTCTTGTATTGGAAGGAATAGAGCTTGTGGCCGTTTAACTCGCCAACTTTCTTGATGTCCTTTTTGGACCGCTCATCAGACAGGCCAATCAACTTCCCGCCGAGGCCGAACAAACCGCCTATGAGATTGTTGGACTGCTGCATCTGCGTGTTGTAGGCGCCAAGCTGGTTCTGGTAGTTCTGATCTACCATCCCGGCATAATCGACGGTCGGGAGGCTTGGCTGATTGGTGCCGGCGCCGAATGTCGGCGTTTGGACCTGTGACCCGGAAAGCAGTGCAGAGATTTCGTTGAGAGGCTGGTTGCGCTGCGTGAGAATATCCTGCTGCGCCTGCTGGTGGCCGTTGAGAATAAGCTGGTTATAAGCGTCGTTTGTGCCCTGGTTGAAGGTGTTCAATTCTCGGCTATAGGCGTCAGAGCCTGCCTTGATGCCCTGGTTGGCAAGGCGTGTGCGCAGATCCTCGTCGCGCTGGGCAACGAGAGGTGAAAGCCGCTGGTTGGCAAGCTCCATCGTTCGCGCTTCTGTGGCGCTGGTATCAAGATTGACCGGCTTCGATAGATAATCAGTAAGGAAACCAGACTGTTGATTTGCCAAAGTCCCTAGATTGAGGCTCGCGGCGTCACTCTGATTCTTGATTGCCTGCTGCTGCGGCGACAGGGTGGTTGTCTGCTCATACTGCGGAATGTCGTATTTTGCGCCGCTGGTCGGATCGGTAAAAGACTTCGACCCGTTGGTTGAATAGGTGACTGAACCATCAGGGCCATACTGGTTGACGTTGCCGAGCTGCGCATTTGCAAGCGCTGTCGTGACGTTCGTGCCGGTCTGTGCTGCGGCAGTCTTTGCGGGATCTGGAGCGGCCGGCGCCTTCGGTTTGCCCATCAGTTCACCTCATGTTTCCGATTGAACTTATTCGAGGCCCATGCCTCTTTCGTTGTGACGAAAATGTTTTCCGCGGCGTTCTCGCCCCGAAGCCTCGGGATGCGATACCGAACAGACCCGTAAGAGGCGAGCATCCGGTGTTGCGCCTCGTCATCGTCGGAAACGCGCTGAACGACAGCTTGGCATCCGCAATCGATGAAGGGATATCCGTACATCGCCCGGAGGACATCGCGAGTAAGCCAGCCCTTAACCCATGCCGCGCCGGATATCTCGATCACTTGGGAATCTGGGTCATAGTTGTGATAGATCAGACCGGCAGCGAGGGTTTCGCCGTCCATGACCGCAATCCCTCGGCACTCTCCGAAATTACGACCCTTGGTCGGCCAAATCCGATCGGCGACCAGATGAGACAGCGTTTCCGTATCAACGGGGTTGGTAAAGACCCATGTGAACCTCACACCATCACCGCCCCGTTTTCGAATAGCATATCGAAAGCAATCAGTTCTGTGACTGGCTTCGGCGTAATCCCGCACGTGATCTGGACTTGAGGAGAAACGGAGAACCCAGTCTTGCCGATCGATACCCATTGGGTCGAAATGTTCGTCGCTGTCCCACCGTCCCATAATGCGGTATCCCAGAGACCGACATCCCACACATCCGCGGCAAAATCGGCAATCGAGGAAGGCGCCGTAGGCAGATCGGTGGAATAATTCACCGATGCGCTGATCTTTGGATTGATTGGGACATTCGATTTGAAGATGCACCGCGCCTGGTGAACCGTCTTCGTCACTCCCGGAGAATCCATATGGTCGGGGGAGCATACCAGGGCGGCGACGTAGTTCTCTCCATCGTCAGAGCCTGTCAGTTCCATGGCATGGATTGTGCCTGAATTTGTGCCAAAATACCCTTGATCGGCGAAATGGGCGATGCAGCGCGTATCCCATCCGGTGAATGGGCCGTGCCACGCGCCTGTTTCAAGATTGGCGGCAAAGCACTTCGGAGGCAGGGAGTCTGCGACCGCCGGCAGGGAAACAACCATCATGTTGTTCGTCGGCCATTTTATGATTTCCCAGGGAAGGCTCTTGCGGTTGACAACCTCTTTCTTCCATTCCGGCTCTATATTGGCCGAAACGGCGGCAAGTGACAGAGCCGCAATATCTTTGTTGACCGCGGCAGAGATAGGAACAATCCCATCTTCCGTTGCAATCAGCAGATCGCCGCCGGCCTGCATCGTGGCGTTGGCGCCCATCGGGGCTGTGATTTTATAGACGCCAACTTTCTGCCAGTCTGCAGCAGAGGATGGATTGGTTCCCTGGTAGACGGCAACCTCGCCCTCAGTCGAGACGAACACGCATTTATCGTCCAGGCCATCGCCGCTATCAAGCGACCACTTGCCGCCGAATAGAAGAGATCCGCCCTGCTGGAATATGCCCGCCAGGCTGAATTCGGTAAGGACGCCATTGATCGAGTCAACCGGAAGGTAATAGATCGACATCGTGTTCTTGCGAATATACATGAGCCGGCTGGCGAATGACCAAACGAATGACAGGTCTTGCGGCGTGGCAAGGCCAGTAAATGCGTGATCCGCCCATGTGGTTCCGTCATAAAGCTTTGGCGTCTCAGTGCCGTTGACAACGCTCATATAACTGGCGTTGGCAGCGTTCGACATCTGGGCTATCGAATAATAGCCGCTGGTCTGCCCCGTTACGACTGGTGTCGGAATTACGTCAGGATCAGCAACCGTCGTGATATTGAAAATCTTAGTCTCGTCGGAGGCGAAAAACTCCTCAACCTGACCGGATTTGAATGACCACATACGCAGAACTGGGCCGCTCGATATCGTCGCATATTTCAGCGATCCGCCGCGGGGCCGCACGCTGGTCGATGTGGCAACCCAATTTTCGAACACGACGGCGCCGCCCGGTTGGGCTGCAGCAAGGTTCTCGTTGGCGATCCAGCCACGCACCGGCGCCGGGAACGTCTTGTGCTGCATGCGGGGCGCCTGCGGGTTTACCTTCGCTGTCGGTCTGACCGGGCCGCGGGCTGCCTTTACTGCCATGGTGAGCGTTCCCGCATGTCGGTGCCGGCAAGGTCCGTCAACGTGGCCTCAAACTCAGCAAGATAATCGCTGTAATCCTGGCCGGATTTGCGCTTGAAGCGCCAGATTGTGCCTTTTGTCACCAGATCAGCAGGAACAAGCGGCGTCTCTGTGTCAGCGCTCCATACCGCCGCTCCATTCGAACACCAGTTCTTAGTGAGGAAGGAAACGGTTGCTGTCGCAGCCAATGCAGGGAAAGGATAGAACGAGATCGACGCCGTGCCATTGATGCGAAAATAACGCGGCGTGCCGACGACGCCCGTCATCGAAAGCCATTCATCCTGACTGATGCCGCCGCGTACCGGATTTCCGCCTGTGGTGACAGCACTGCCCATTGTCAGGCGCCCGAATCCTGCCGGTAGGGCGAAGTCGTCATTGGTGCCTGTTCCGGTGATCGTTGCCGTTGCGCGCAAAACGCTCCAATCGACGCGACGGGCGATCTCGTCGGCAGCTTCCTTGGAGAATTGCACCAACTCGACATAGGCGCGATCGGTATTGGCGACGGCCTGGTCTGGAACATCCAACCCGACATTCTTGCAAACTGCAGCAATGATTTCGAGAATGGTCATGGCATCACCATCTGCGGACGAGCTGAGCCGTTGCCCCAAAGCGCGCGATCGTCATCAACCTTGAGGTCGCCCATTGCTCCTTGAAGGAGCGGCGCGGTTGCTTGGATCAATTCTGCATCACGCAGGAATTTCGCGGCTTCGAGCCCAACGGCATAGAGATAAACGTTCGGGTATTTTGCCAGCAGCCAATTGGTTGTGGTGGCGCTCGTCGTAAGCGTGGGAAGTGAGGCGTAGTATTCGATATTCCGGGAGCCGGTGTAGCCGTAGAGATAGATGCTCGTTCCATTGACCGCATAACGCCAGTATGGGGAGTTGACGAGCTTCACTTCCTGCAAGGTGCCCTGTATCAGAGGGTTGCGCCCTGTCGTGTCATAGAGAGCGATCATTTCGAGGTAATCGGCCGGTAACGGCGCAACACCGGCGGTGAATGTAGCCGTGGTCGCCGTTATCTGCTCACGGGCTCGGAGCTTCTGGTTTAGCCACGCTTCCGCCGTCTGCGTCAATCTGCTCATCACGTCAGAGATATTCGAGTTTTTGACGTGATCGGCGACGGCAATGCGCAGATCGAGATATCCGGCGAAAACACTCATCAGAGATTGCCCTCTTTCGTGCGCCAGGCGCTGTTGTCGCTGGAATTCAGGAAGCGCTTGACGAACTTGTCGTCGCCTTCCGAATGGGCCTGCATCAGCGATGAATCGTAGGCAACATTGAGCGGAACCGATGCAACCCGGTGCCAATCGCCGCGCCATGCCTTTTCCGCGACGTTGCGGACGGCCTGATTTTCGCTCATCAGGGAATCGACGGGGTAATCCGTGCGGAACACGTTCTTTTCCCCGTCGAAATAGTGCCAGACGGAACGACCGGACTTGAAATCATAGTCGAATAGCGTCCAATCGCCGTCTTTGATCATTCTTCACCTGGCAGCGGGTCGGCGCGTTCGGCCTTGCCGGAAGCAAACAACTTCCTGGCTTCGGAGATCGGCACGTTGATGATAGTTCCGGCCTTGACGCGGATATCATCAGCGCCCCAGCGGTCGTAGAGCAGTTTGACCGGTGTTTCCGCTTCTGCCTTCGCCTTCGGCGCGGCAAGAGCCTTGTCGATTTCCTGCTGAATTCGCTCTTCGGACCAGCGGCCATCGATTTTGATGCCGAGTTCTTCTGCCTGCTTTTCGAGTTCTGTCATGTTTCACTCCATGAAAGGGGAAAGAGCGGCCCGAAAGCCGCCCTCGTTGAGGTTAGACGGCCGCGGAGAAGGGAGTTGCTTCCGTGCCGCTGGCAACCAGCGAACCTGAGACTTCCCAGACGCCGGCAGCCATGTCCTTGAGGACGATATAACTGCCCTTGATGCCGCCCGTGGTCGTGCCGTTCATGGTGATCGTGTCCGACGTGGTGGTTGTCGGGCAGGTAACACCGGCGATGTCAGCGGCGACGCTGAGAACGCCCTGCATGATGTCCGTGCTGTTCGCCACTTGGACGATCGCATTGTTGGACGTGACGGTCGTGCCGACGAACACGGTATATTCGTCTCCAAGACCGGTTGCCGCGGGAAGCGTGAGGGTCGCGCCGGCCGCTGCGTTGATGATCGTCGTCGTACCGGAATGGGTTTTCCGGTTGAGAGTTGCCGACGCCGTGACGGAGATAGGAAGGAAAGAAACGGTCATGTTCATATCTCCTTACGTGGAAGCCGTGAGGCCGAAGAGGTCAGCGGCGATGCCGAGGCCCTTTTCGTTCTTCACCTTCAGCGTGCCTTCGCCGATGATCACGCCCTTGTCAGCGTCACCGGTCTTTGCGACATCCTTGTCCTCTTGGATCTTGCGGAGCCAATCGAACTCGATGAAGTCGGTATCGAGGAAGAACGCATTGCGTGCGAGGGTCGCAGACCCTGCCATAACGCGGTCTGGCTGGATCATCACAGTGCCGAACGGACCTTCGTAATAATCCGCCGTGGCGATGATGGTATTGCGCTCGCCACCCTTGGAAACCGCATAGCGGAACGAAGCGACGTTCGTGTCAGACATGAAGGTCACGAAGACCGACTTGACATAAGGGCTGCAGACAACGTGCCGGAAGTTGGCGCCGTTAGTGTAGCCAGTTTGCATAACGGTATCGAGGATTGCCTTAGTGAACGCACGTTGCGTACCAGCGCCAGGAGCAACCGTAAGGCCCGTGCCGCTGCTGAAGCCGCCGTTGGTGCCGGAACCGCCACGCGAGACGTTGGTGATCGTCCAAGTGTTGATCGAACCGAGCTGACGGGTTGCGCCGGCAACGGAAGCTGTGGTCGAAACAAGCGCGAACTCAACATCCTTACGGATCTCAACGCCCTTCTTCAGCTTCTGATACTTGCGCTTCTGCACGTTACCGGCTTCGTCAACCACTTCCTGCGTACCGGAGATGATCCAGTCCTTGCGCATGATCTGGGTGTAGTTTCCGAGGCGTGCCGGCGGCGTGATCGCATCGAAGGTGTAATCTTCACCTTCTTCGCGGGCATTGGCGCCAGGCGCTGCAAGCTCGTCCGTTTCCCATTCCGGGTGAACGGATTTGCAAGTTCCCTTTTCGATCAGGGAATAGATGGGGGTGTCTTCCGGCGTGATACGAGATACCACGTCGGACAGTTCTTCGCGATTACCGACCGCATTCGTCGTGCGGAAGGTGTTGGTAATGACTGCCATGATATTGATCCTTCGAAGATGGGATTAATCGAAGTCGATCGACATTGCGTCCTTGATCGACCCGGTTCTCGACAACTTCTTCATCGCGTCCTGATTGGCGCGGGCCTGCTCTGCAGCCGGTCCCTTTGCCTTTACCTTGGCGATAGGAGGGGCGTTAGCCACCTTCGTCATCGCTTTGCCCTTTGCCTGTTCAGCCTGGAGGCCGAGACGGGCATAGTGCGCCAGCTTGAACATCCTGTGGTCGATCTGACCGCGTAACTCTTCATCGGTGAAACCGAGATCCTTGGCCGTCTGGAAGGTCTGTTCGAAGAATTTCTTGCGTTCTTCGGCAGATTTCCGGGTCTGGGGGAATGCTTCCGCAAGCTTGGCATCTTCGAAGCTGATACGCTCCTCTTCCTGCTGCTTGGTGAGCTTGTTCCCTACGTCCTTCGGCTCGTTGGCGAGTTGAATGATTTTGTTGACCTGGGCCATTGCCGAATCGTAGATCGCCTTGCGACGCGTGTACTCGTTCGGGTCTTGGATGGCCAACGTGGGCTGTGGTTCTTCCGGCAACATGCCGGCCAGGTGTGATGCGATGGCGTCAACGGTGCGTGTGACGCGAGTCGTCATTTCATCAAGAGACTTTGACTTGTTCGCCGTCTCCTGCGTTTTGTGGCGATAGTCACGATCCTTCATGTACCCTAGCTTCAGTTCCTCAAGAGAAACCTGTTCGCCGCCTTTCAGGGTAATAACAACAGCTTCTTCCTTGTCCTTGACTTCCGGCTCTTCGCCTTCCGCCAAATCCTCGGTTTCTTCCTGTTGTTCGGAATCGTCGGACTCTTGGCCATCTTCGGAGGCCTCATCCGTCTCGCTTTCAATCCCTGGCTCGCCTTCGGTCTGGGTGTTCTGCTCTTCGTCGTCAGAATCCAGGAAATTCAGGTTTTCCGGGTTGTTGAGATCAGTCGAGGGTTCAACGGTTTTGCTCCCGCCGGCGGGCAGGTTGGCACTCTCGCCTATAGACATGGATTTTCCCTATGGTTGATGCATCGGCCCTATGCCGGTGCGCCTTTCCGCTGGGTATTGGCTTCGCTCACAAGAGCGTTCAGCTTACTGCGGAAATTCCTGATTGCGCGGGCCTCGGCAGCCTTGCCGGCGCGCACTTCGTATTCTGGTTCGTCTTCGGTCGCCCGAGCGTAGATGCATGCGTTGACCGCGCTTGCTTCCATCTCGTCCCAAAGGACATGAAACAGCGGCATGTCGAGAATAGCGCGGGCCTGTGCGACCTTTTCAGCGTCCGTCATCCGGGTTGGCCTCCGACTTCGACCTGAGCTGCGCGAGCCTGAGTTATCTGGGCGTTCATCGCGATCTCTGCGGCGCTTTGCTGGCGCTTCAACTCAAGTTCGGCAATAAGCTGTTCACGCTTCAACTGCAGTTCCTTGGTCAACTGCTCCTGCTTAAGCGCGAATTCACCCTGCAGTTTCTGCATCTGGATATCGGCGTCTGTCTGGTTCTTCTGTTGCTGGATCTGCGCATCCATCTGCGCTGCCTGTGCATCGGCCTGCGCTTGCATCTGGACTTTCTGCAATTCAGGGTTTGGCTGGTTCTTTGCGGCGTCCATCTTCGCCTGTATTTCTGCCGGATCTGGCTTGGTGAAATACAATTCTGTCGATCGAGCTCCGGCGGATTCCGCGAATTTCGAAACCGCGTTGTAAACGTTGTCCGGTTTGACGAATGGATTGTCAGGGCCTAGCGAGACGAGGAGTTTTTCCTGCAGCCCGATTACCTGCTGCATCATCATCATGTCGCGCTCACGGGTGCCGGCACCAAGGCCGGTATTGACCGTGGCGTCCATCTCGGCATTCCATTCTCGCGGGTCGAACGTCACCCACTGGTCGCGTAGGCGCACGGTGCGCGGCTTGTCCTGATGCTTGATGACCATGCGCAGAAGGCCGCGGAACACCCGCTTGAGGCCGTGGGCGATCGTGCGCACCATCAATTCTGTCTGACCAATGCCGGCCTGTTCGATCATGCCAGAGGCTTTCGCCGTCATGTTTTGCAGCGCATCAGGAGCGAGACCGCTTGATGCTTCTGATATTCCAGTCCTGTCAGTTGCCTCATTGTCGAGGTATTCGAGCATGGCGAACGACTTTTCAGCGACGAACGGCACCTGATTGTAAAACACCGCGGCGCGGGCATCCGTGCCTTGCGTCACCCGTATCGGCTCGCCGAACTTCGGGCTGAGGATCGAGTTCGGGTTGACGACAGACCCTTCCTGAACGATCGGCTGCGGGTTGTTCTGCCAATAGAGGTTATCCATGGTCTGGCGCAGCAGAACTGTCTTGATCTTCTGGATATCCATCATATCGTCTGTGACGGAATCACCTTCGCGCTGATGCGGCCGACGCTTGGCAATGATGTCTGCGAAGGGAACCTCGTCCCATTCCTCGTTATCCAGCAGGTTTTTGAGCGCCGTGCCGCCGGCGAACACCAGGCGACGCAACTCGGCAATCCCGTCGTCGTCAGCATCGACCTTGACGTAAAGCTCGTAATACTCGATTTCCTGAAGCGCGCGTTGGGTATAATCGTCGTCTTCAATCACATCGCGACGGCGGGTGTATTCTTCCTGCTCCTTGTCGTCGTCCTTGCCAGAGACAGGCAGAGCGTCGATCTTCTCACGATCGTAACCCATGGCGACGAGATCAGACCGGCGAAGGCGCTGGTTGATGCCGACGATCGGGCTGTCCTCGATGTCAAGCGCATCCGGGTGGATGAGGAATTCCTCAAGCGGAACAGCGGCAAGCTTGGTGCAGCCATATGGAGCCTTGCGACGAATATTGACATCGTAGATCGTCTGCATGACCGGGCCTTGCGGCGTGTCGATCTGCTCTTGGCGCTGCTCCTGCCCCAAAACCTCAACGTCATCACCCTGGACGAGTTGAACGAGTGCCGCTTCATCAAGGCCGGTATGCTTGGAAACGCTGACCTTGATGCGCTTGTCATACCACCAACGAATTATGCCGTTGCGGAGCTTCAGGGCGTCGTAGACCGCATCCTGAACGGCTTCGTATCCGTCACTCTCCGGGAAGACGACATAGTTGATGTAATCGCTGGCTTGCTCGGCCTTCTCCTCATCGCCCTCTCCGACAGGCTCGTATTCAACGACCTTGTCATTACCTAGAATGACACGGGTGACAGACGGCAGTACCTTCGTGATCGCTGAGCGGACATCGCGAGAGACAACCTTTGACCGGTTATCCTCGACAGGAACGTCCCTCATCTCGCCATCGAAGTATTCCATGGCCTTGACGCGGTCGATCGAAAGCTGATCCCGGTAGTTCTCGCAGTCCTTGACGAGTGTCGATACAAGCTTTGCAAGGGCCTCGTCGGTCATTTCTGCCATTTATACGACCTTTCGAGCCTTGAAGTTCCAGTTGGCATCGCCAAGATTGACCTTGGCAAAGCGCTTCATCATCAGGGCGTATCGAGATGCGGAAATCACGTCGTCACGTTCTTTGACGACTTTCCCGTCCTTGCGGTGATAGAGGCGGAATTCTTCAAGCCATTGCGTGCAGGTCGAAAACACTTTCCAGCGGCCCGTCTGCATGCGCTGCAGCATGTCCGATAGTCCGGCCTCGACGCCGTTTGTCCCGTCATCGAAGGTTGCGCGCTCTGGCAACATGTTCAGGCCGTGCGCCCGGTATTGCGATGCAAGCTGTTCGCCGCTGCCTTTGTCGTGCTGCAGACCGTCATGCGGCCATGACCAGGGAAGCCACAGGCCCCAAGGCTTCAGAGCCCCGCTATGAATGAGCGGCGTTGCCTCTCGTTCCCGATATTCCTTGGTGACGTAGAAAACATCTGCATCACGATCCCATGCGCAACCGACGCCACCGAATGGATGGTCCCAACCAAAGTCTGCGCCGCCAATCTGTGCCCAATGCTTGGGGATCTCGAATGGTGAGACGATGAGCGCTTCCTCAGAAACCGGGAAGATGCGGCCGGAGCCGAGTGACGGTATGCCCTTTGTTCGTGCTTCCCGCTCATGTGGCGGATAACTGTCAATGATCTTCTGCCGGTCTTCCTGCGTGTAATGCTCCGCGTCATCGATCGTCATGGTGATGACTTCGCGGTCTGGAGACTTCTCCAGGATGTAGCGAGCAACGACCGTGCTCATGCCCTTGAGAGGCGTGAACGTGACGGCGATCAAGCCGCGCGTGGCGTTCGTTCTGGTAATGCCCTCGAAATAAACGTCTTCCGGCGGCTCTTCATCGAACCAGACGTAATCAACCGTGTTCGCCTGCCATTTGCCCCGGCCCTGCTCATAGGCCTTGAAAAGCAGCGTTGACGTTCCGCCCGACACATGCCGAACCGTGCAGCTATCCAGGGCGCCCGAGACACCAGAACGCCGTGTTGTCGCTACAATCGTGTTCTTCGGGATATACCCGGTGCCCCATTCCTCTTCGGACATCGGAGGGCCGATAAGCAGGCGCTGGACACCATCACGTGTCAGCTCGTAGGATTCAGATCCCGCAAGCATGATGATCGGCTTATTGAAGCGCTTACCCGTCCACCAGTCTGGATAAAGACCGGTGAGATGCATCGCCCCTTCAGCGGCACCGGCCAATGTCTTGCCAAGCTGGTTGCCCGCCATGAACAGACGTTCGCGGAAATCAGACCCAGCATCGTGAAAGGCAATCTGCTTCGAATAAGGCTTATAGGTCGATAGCAGATTAGTGCGCCGTCTCCGGTCCAGTTCCGCCATCAACGATGCCTGCTCCTTGAGTATCGAGGAAAGGCCGGATTGCTGCATCAAGAGAGCGGATGCGCTGGATAAGCTGGTCATCCGTCAAATCATCCATGTTGTTGATGTTGACGTTCAGATCCTTCGGCAGGATCGACGCAATCACTTTGAGGTATTGGTCTGGCTTCTCGTCGCGAACCTTGGAGATCGCTGCAACGCCATGAGCTTCGAAGTCGTCGTGCATCGCCTCAATGAACGCTTCACCCAACTTGTTTCGGGCGCCCTTTGGTCTGCCTGGATTGCCTGGCTTGAACTGATGCTCGACCGGCGGCGTGGACTTTCCCGTTTTCTGCCCGTTATTTCGGGTGTCTTCATCCATTATCGTCAGTCCTTTGGAATATTAATTCATCCAGCCGATGAGCACTTGGCATTTCGAGGAATAATATTCTACCGAATGCCGATCAAACCCGTCGCTGTCGTGCCCGTCAGCCATACACGCTTCACCCGGATAGACCATTGACCGGCAGTGAGGGGGTAAACGTCCGTGACATCATCTGGATCGGTGATCTTAACGTTGCCATCCACACCGACAATGAGGGCTCGCGTAACGTACGCAAGGTCTGCGCTGTCGTTTGGGGTGAAGTTGAACAGCATGCCGCTGTCTGTTGGTCCGTATTTACCGGAAAGGCGATCTGCTGGCATGTTGGATTCCTCGGAGTTTGGCAAAGGAACGCCCGCTTACCGGGTTAGGGTAGCGGGCTGCGGAGATGTATCGAGAGAACGTGCCAGCGTTTCAGGAACCGTCGTCCCTGTGGTTTATGGCTGCATCGCGAGGCCTAGAAACAGTGATGCAGACGGCAGTTCGAACCAGCTTCCCGATTGTTGCCCTAGCTTATCCTGCCAGGATTAGAAACGATTAGGCGATTTGCCCGTTAGCCCACTTCAAAAACCGCTCTTGCGTCAACAGTGGGAAGTAATTTCCATCCTGCAATTGCTTGCAGTCGTATCTTATGTGGCTTTCGTCCATCCAGACTATATGTCTGGAATGCTTGCCGAGGTGGTATGTTTGGCCTATCGCGAGGTCAGCTTTTGTAAGCTGCATAGATGGAAGCAGCCGAGCGTGCCGGATAGACGGGATTCTGCCACCATTCTATGGTTCCGCACGTATTCGGAGCCGGAATGGATGGGATCCGCAGAGAGTTCGGCGGGAACGGCGGCAACGCCGGCGTGAAATCAGGAGGAACAATCCGTTCCCGGATCTGCACCTTCTGCCGAACGTTCTTGATCCGGCAGTGTCGATGGATGCGGTTCACTACGTTCTCAAGCTGTTGAGCCGTCTCTCGCTGCAGGGCGAAGATTGATTGCATATCGCTCTCCATGAAGAAACCCGCCACTGGTTGACAAACCGGAGACGGGCTTTCGGCGCTACAGACTGGTATTGAAGGGGTATCGGGATGGAACGACCAGGCACGAACCCCGATCTTCACGAACAACTGTCCGCCTTCCCAATCTCGTTGCGGTTTCCCGCGTATTGGAGCCCTACCTGTGAAGGAAGGGGCGGCTCATGCCAGCAGTGCCCAGACCAGCCAAGCAATCAGGCAGACGATCGTGAACGACACGATAACGAGGAGATTGAGCAGACCGGCAACGGCTCTTGCGACGATGTCACCGCTGTTACCGCTGTTACCGGAATCCAAGCCTTTCCAGAAGATCACTACCAAGATTGACGCCAGCGTGATAGCCGCAGGAACCGACCACCATCCAAATGTGCTTATCATCTCAATCCCTTAACTAGCTCGCCAAACCCGGCCGGATTCGAACCGGCGACCTTCGCGTCAACCGCGACACTCTGACCAACTGAGCTACGGGACCACCAGTTGATCAGGCTGATGTGCGATATCAGAATTGAAAATGGCGACGAACTTCCGATTCACCGCCATCAACGTAACCAAGCCACAGGACGGCAAGGCATGAACGCAATTAAGACTTTAGCCAAGATGGCCTGGACGTCAAGAAAGGTCTTCCATGCGCCCTAGTGCCTGCATTTAATGCTTCACTGGCCGGAGTGTCCCAGAAGTTCGGGACGCATGGAATTAGAGAATATCAAGCCACGCGGGAAGCCGTGAAGCTCTTCCCTGAGGACCGGCGTTGCCGCTACAGAACATCCCGCAAATCACTTGACACGGAGAATATATCCATATCGTTATGAATTCAACTACTCTTCGTACTCTTCCCACAATGGATTTACAGGCTGAACGATAAGCTCTTGTCTCTCGTCTTCTGATGAAACGCCGCCCCAGAAGATCTCGCCAGCCTCGTTGTAACTGTTGCCTTCGCTGCCATATTGATCCTTGAAGCAAAGCCTATCTTTGAAGACGAAATGTCCGGGCAGGCATTCTCCAAGCTTACAAGGCCATCCATCGGGAACCATAACCAAACGACGCATCACGCCACCTCCTGCCTCTGCACGTATTCCAACGGCAGCTCTGCATTCACCATGCCGCTAAGCGTTTCAATGATCGCCTTGATGGTCTGGCGCCCCGTAGCGTCCACCACACGGCCGGTCATGCCTCCGAGGATGGAATGTGTGCCGTCGATGGCGATAGGCGTTCCAGCGGGGAACATGACGCGGAGACGGCGTTGCGGTATGTGTTCGTCGCGTTCCTTCTCTTTCTGCCTGCGTAAGGCCTTGGAACGCTCGTATTCTGCCGAGATGATAGCCTCTGCATCGCGAATGGCGTCAACCTGGGTATTTAGGATCGATAATGGCGTTCCTCTCACTCCCAAGACGCCTGCGACGAAATCGCATTTGCTGAGAGCAAGCCAGTCATATGGATTATAGACGAAGGCATAGCCTGGAATGAGTGGATATCGCTTATCGATCGGCTTCTTTGTCCGGTGATGGATGATTTCACGCCGTTCGAGCGGCATGTAATGCTCAAAGCCAGATTGCCGCAATGATATTTCGATGTTTGTCAAGCGATCGTCCTGCCGAGATGGACGCTGCGCCATGGGCTTGAGCCTCAAAGCATACCAATGTGCCGCCTTCATATCGTTTCCCTCGTTAAGCCGCCCGCCGCGAGCGTATGAAATGGTGGTTGCAGTAATTTCCTTCTGCCTCCGCAGCGCAGAACATGAACGGGCTGCCCTTGTTGACCGGCCATTTGCATTCGCCGCGATCGAGATCCATCAGCGTCTTTGCATCTGGCAGCCGTCCGAAGTCGTATTCGTTCGGAAGGACTTCCGGTAATGTCTCGCCGTGGAAGGCCTCAACATCGCGTCTGACTTTCTCGACGCGCTGGCGAGGTGTCGAACGCATGGCAAGCTTCTGCTTCTTGCCCTTCATCGGGAATAGATCACGGTTCCGATAGGCAACGCCAAGGATGGTCACGCGGTTAACGCCGAAGTGTTCGCCAATCATTGACGTGGGGATATTGGCCTTCCACATCTTGGCAGCCTCAGCTATGGCTTCATCCGTCCATTTCGGGCGGTGGGAATTGCTG